TATGGCGGAACTGGCAGACGCAATAGACTCAGAATTTATTGGAGGTAACTCCGTGCAGGTTCAACTCCTGTTATCCGCACCAAATTTTTAAGAGAGGAGGCAGTGCTAATGCCCAAAGGTAAAGCTGCAAGCTCTTCCGACTCAAATAGCCCATTGAGACCACCGACATCTCTCGAAGCGCAAGAGAACTTAATGATTTCTTTGGCGGTTCAATGTGCTGAAAAGCAGCTCAGAGACGGAACTGCTTCTTCTCAGGTCATAACGCATTATTTGAAACTTGGTTCCAGTAAGGAACGAATCGAAAAGGAGATTCTGGAGAAGCAGAAAGAGCTTATCGAAGCGAAGACCAAGAATCTAAATTCCAATAGTGAAGCCAAAGAGTTGTACAACAAGGCTCTTGAAGCGTTTAGGAGATATTCAGGTGCAGGCGGTGATGGCGATGAATATTAAAACTTATTCAGAGTTGATTACACTGCCGACATTTGAAGAACGGTTTTGTTATTTGAAACTCGATGGCTCTGTTGGGAAAGAGACTTTCGGTTTTAAGCGCTGGCTGAACCAAGAGTTCTATCATTCAGACAAGTGGTTAAGATTCAGAGATGAAATTATCATTCGTGATGAAGGTTGCGATCTCGGAGTACCGGGTTATGAAATCTTTGGCTCAATATTGATTCATCATCTGAATCCCATCACTTATGAAGACCTGTTGAATCAGAGCCCATGTGTCTTCGATCCGGAGAATGCAATATGCACTAAGTTGAATACACATAATGCTATTCACTATGGTGATGAGAGTTTGTTACTTCTCCCTCCAGTACAGCGCACACAAAATGATACATGCCCCTGGCGAAAATGATGAAAGGAGAAACCCAATGGAAAATGAAATCTATGAAAATTCTGTTCTTGATGAATCGACCGAAAACATCGAGGAGCAGGAAGCTGGGCTTTGCGAAGATGCAGCCCGGAATGTGATCGGTGTTGTTACCGATTGTCTGAAGCTAAACATTCGTGAAAAGCCGAGTAAGAATTCCAGAGTAGTAACGGTTGTGACATGTCTTGACGAATTGGAAATTGACATGGGCGATTCCAATGATGATTGGTACGCTGTCTGTACTGCTACCGGTATCGAAGGATTCTGCATGAAGAAATTTGTAGCCGTCAGGCAGTAAGGAGAAAACGATATGGACAGTATACTGACATCGATTAAAAAGCTGCTCGGAATTGCTGAAGAGTATGAGCACTTTGACCCGGACATCGTCATGTACATCAATTCGGCATTCTCAGTCTTGACGCAGCTCGGTGTTGGTCCTGAAGAAGGATTCCGTATCGAAGATGCAAGTAAGACCTGGTCTGAATTCCTGTACGATGATCCTCGTCTTGAATTTGCAAAAACCTTTATCTACCTGAAGGTAAGACTGGCATTCGACCCGCCGTTGAGTTCGGCAGTGATGGAAGCAATTAACCGACAAATCAGCGAGCTTGAGTGGCGCATCAATGTGACAGTCGACCCTGATTAAAAATGAGAGGAGGATTTCAAAATGGATAATACAACACTCGCCCATCACGGTATTCTCGGCCAGAAATGGGGGGTCCGGCGCTATCAGAATAAAGATGGCACTCGTACCGCAGCCGGAAAGAAAAGAGAAAGTTCTTCTAACTCTGATGCTTCTGCTCATGAGGACTATGCTAAAGCTCATAACAGTAAGAGCGTTAAGTCTATGAGTGATGCAGAGCTTCGTAACCGACTGAATCGTCTTCAGATGGAGAAACAGTACAGTCAATTGTCTTCGACTGATGTGAATCGTGGAAAGGAATATGTATCAAAAACTCTGAAAGTTGCCGGAACAATTGCAACTGCTACCTCAACTGCCCTAACTATTTACAATAACTATGGCAAGATCAAAGAAATTGTAAACGGTATGGCTAAGAAAGCTGGCTAAGGAGGTACTTATGGCATTATCAAACACTGCCGTTCCCAAGTATTATGGCATGTTTCGTGATGCCGTGATTCGAGGGGAAATCCCAGTCTGCAAAGAGATCTCCATGGAGATGAACCGTATCGATGATCTCATCGCTAATCCGGGTGTGTACTATGATGACCAAGCTGTTGAGGGATGGATCGCTTATTGCGAGTCCGAACTTACTCTAACAGATGGCTCTGACCTTAGCCTATTGGATAGCTTCAAACTTTGGGGCGAACAGATCTTTGGTTGGTACTATTTTGTTGAGCGAAGCGTGTATCAACCGAATCCAGATGGTCACGGTGGGCACTATGTTCGCAAGAATGTGAAAAAAAGGCTGATTAACAAACAGTATTTGATCGTTGCACGAGGAGCCGCTAAATCAATGTACGGCTCAACCTTGCAGGGTTACTTTCTGAATGTTGATACCTCTACTACTCATCAGATCACCACCGCCCCCACAATGAAGCAAGCGGAGGAGGTCATGTCCCCTCTTCGCACCGCTATCACCCGTTCAAGAGGACCGCTGTTTCAGTTCCTGACAGAAGGCTCTTTACAAAACACAACTGGTTCCAAAGCGAATCGCACAAAGTTAGCCTCTACAAAAAAGGGCGTTGAAAACTTCCTGACGGGTTCGCTTCTTGAGGTCAGACCCATGAGCATCAATAAACTCCAGGGTCTACAAATCAAGGTTGCAACCGTTGATGAGTGGCTTTCCGGTGACATTCGAGAGGACGTTATCGGTGCTATTGAGCAGGGTGCGTCCAAGGTGAATGACTATATCATTGTTGCAATCAGCTCGGAAGGTACGGTTCGTAACGGAAGCGGCGACACCATCAAAATGGAGTTGATGGACATCCTTAAGGGTGACTACATCAATCCCCATGTTTCCATTTGGTGGTACAAGCTTGATTCCATTGACGAAGTTGGAGACCCGGAAATGTGGCTCAAGGCTAATCCGAATCTCGGAAAAACTGTAAGCTATGAAACTTATCAGCTTGATGTTGAACGAGCTGAAAAAGCTCCAGCTGCCCGAAACGATATTCTTGCAAAGAGATTTGGGCTGCCTATGGAGGGCTACACCTATTACTTCACTTATGAAGAAACTCTTCCGCATCAAAAGAGGGACTACTGGCAGATGCCTTGTTCTCTCGGTGCAGACTTATCGCAGGGCGATGACTTCTGCGCATTTACATTCTTGTTTCCTCTGCCAAATGGTTCTTTTGGTATCAAGACACGAAACTATATTACCTCTACAACTTTAATGAAGCTGCCTGCTGCTATGAGGATCAAGTACGATCAATTCATGGCTGAGGGCAGTTTAATTGTTTTAGAGGGTGCTGTACTTAATATGATGGATGTCTATGAAGATTTGGATAACCATATTCAGGAGTGCGGATATGATGTTCGATGTCTTGGGTTTGACCCTTATAACGCAAAAGAATTTGTAGCGAGATGGGAATCTGAAAACGGTCCGTTTGGAATTGAGAAAGTTATCCAAGGCGCTAAAACTGAGTCGGTTCCACTTGGAGAACTGAAAAAGCTTTCTGAAGAAAGAATGCTTATCTTCGATGAGGACCTTATGACTTTCGCTATGGGTAACTGCATTACCCTTGAAGATACAAATGGAAACCGTAAACTTTTGAAGAAGCGATACGAGCAGAAAATCGATGCTGTTGCGGCAATGATGGACGCTTATATTGCTTATAAACTCAATCGAGATGCATTTGAATAAGGAGGTGGTCAAGTTGGATGAGATGTATCATCATGGTATTCTCGGTCAGAAATGGGGCGTTCGTCGTTTCCAGAACAAAGACGGAACTTTGACCGCCGTAGGTCAAAAGCGTTTGGAAAAGAAAGACACAAATTGGGCTCATAAAAACCACGACAAAATTGTATCTAAAGCCCGCAAAGATGTTTCCAAAGAACTCGATCAGTATGCCAATCAACTATTGAAAAATCCTTCCTCTGTGACATCTAAAGGTAAAATCAGTTCTTCGGCTATCAATTCCTATAATCGGAAGATGGCTGAACTGATGAATGAGTCCGTCAAGAATGTTACCGCACCTTCAGGGCGTGTCGTTCAATTCGTTGCAAAACGAGGTGAAGTCGGCGTGCATATGGCTCTGGCTGACAGAGGCTATGATATGCAGCAGCTGAAGAATGGTATCTGGGCTTCCGGTCGAGTTGCCTATAAGAAGAAAAATGTTGATATGGTTTAAGGAGGTGATGATTCAAAATGGAGATGTCTTTTGGTTCCAGACTGAAACATGCTTGGAATGCGTTTACTGGTAATGTTCAAACGAATTACCGGGATTTAGGTATGAGCTACTCATACCGAGCTGACAGACCAAGAATGTCCAGAGGCAATGAAAGATCAATCGTCACATCGGTTTATAACCGAATTGCGCTTGATGTTGCGGCCCTGAATGTTCAGCATGTTCGGTTGGATGAAAATGGGCGTTTTCTTTCGGTCATCGATGACGGATTGAATAATTGCCTCACTTTGGAAGCGAATGTCGATCAGACGGCACGGTCGTTCGTTCAGGATGTAGTTATCTCTATGTTTGATGAAGGAAGCGTGGCTATTGTTCCGGTCGACACCACGACTGACCCAAATGTGTCCGGTTCGTATGATATACAGTCTCTGCGTGTCGGACAGATTTTAGACTGGTATCCGCAGTATATTCGTGCTCGTGTGTACAATGAACAAACGGGCAGAAAAGAAGATATTGTGGTGCCGAAAAGTGCAGTGGCTATCATTGAGAATCCGCTGTACGCAGTTATCAATGAGCCGAACTCAACTATGCAGCGGCTCATTCGTAAACTTAACCTACTTGATGTCATTGATGAGCAAAGCGGATCTGGAAAACTCGATTTAATTATTCAGCTTCCTTATGTAATCAAGACAGAAGCAAGGCGTCAACAGGCCGAAAATCGGCGTAAAGATATAGAAAACCAGTTGTCAGGTTCGAAGTATGGTATCGCTTATACTGATGGTACTGAGCATATCACACAGTTGAATCGTTCCGTGAACAACAACCTGATGTCCCAGATTGAATACTTGACGAGTATGCTATACAGCCAGTTGGGGATCACTCAGAGCATTTTGGATGGAACAGCGGACGAGAAGACAATGCTGAACTACAACAACCGGACAATCGAGCCGATCATTTCCGCTATTGTTGATGAGATGAAACGAAAGTTTCTGACCAAAACTGCCCGATCACAACACCAGTCAATTTCATTCTTCAGAGACCCGTTCAAACTGGTTCCTGTCAATGACATTGCTGAAATCGCTGACAAGTTTACAAGAAATGAAATCATGACTTCGAATGAAATTCGTCAGGTAGTCGGCATGAAACCCTCTGAGGACCCGAGAGCAGATGAACTCAGAAATAAGAACCTGAGTGCGCCGTCCGGTTCCAATCAGCAGTCGGAAGAAATGCCTATCGCCGAAGTTGATTCAGTTGGAGACTCAGCAAGTGATTTGGACGACAAAATCTCTAAGCAAAAATCGAAAAAGTAAGGAGGAATTTCAAAATGAGTAGACCTTTTTCGGTTGAGGCTTGTGATTTCAGCGGCTGGGCAACCCGAAACGACCTTAAGTGTTCCGATGGACGAGTAATTCGTCGGGACGCCTTTAAGAATAACGACGGTATTAAAGTCCCGCTGGTCTGGAATCATCAGCACAACAGTCCTCGTGATGTTCTCGGTCATGCATGGCTTGAGAACCGTGAGGAAGGTGTTTACACCTACGGCTTTCTCAATGACACCACTGATGGTGAAATTGCGAAGGTCCTTATTAAGCACGGTGACATCTGTGCTCTGTCCATTTACGCCAATCAGCTTCAGCAGGCTGGTCCTGATGTGCTGCATGGCTGTATTTGCGAGGTGAGCCTGGTGCATAAGGGTGCTAATCCTGGTGCGTTTATCGACTCTATGCTGAAGCACGGCGAAATGTCCGATGATGAGGCTATCATCTATACCGGAATGCCTCTCTGTCTTTCTCATTCTGCGGAATCTAAGGATGATCCGGAAGACGAGGAAAAGAAGAAGGATTCCAAAGAGGACAAGTCTGCTGAAAACAAGGAAGAGAAGAAGGACAACGAGGAGACGATTGCTGATGTGATCGATTCCATGTCTGAGAAGCAGCAGAATGTCATGTATGCACTTATCGCACAGGCTCTCGAAGGCGAACCCGAAAAGGAATCCAAGGATGATTCCGACAACAAATCTGAATCCAATAAGGAGGATAACACAATGAAACACAATGTCTTTGACAACGATCAGCAGAAGAAGACCGAGGTTCTGTCTCATGCTGACCAGGCAAGCATCATTTCTATGGCCAAGTCCAACAGCGTCGGCAGTCTCCGTACTGCTATGGACATTTATGCAGAGCAGAATCCTGACAGTGTTCTGGCTCATGGTATCGACGATATTGAAACCCTGTTCCCTGAGTACAAGGATGTCCGTCCCGGTGCTCCTGAACTGCTTACCACTGACCAGGGTTGGGTGAATGAGGTTCTGAAGAAGGTTCACAAGAGCCCTATTTCCCGTATCCGTACTCGTCAGGCTGACCTGCGTAACATTGAGGCTCTTCGTGCTAAGGGTTACAAGAAGAGTACCCAGAAGGGTTATGTTGGCAATATTCAGCTGCTCCACAGAACGACTGATCCTCAGACCGTGTATGTAAAGAGTAAGCTTGATCGTGATGACATCATCGATATTCAGGACTTCGATGTGGTGCAGTACCTGTATGGTATTGACCGTATGAATCTGAACGAGGAACTGGCTACGGCTATCATGATCGGTGACGGTCGTGAGGTCGGTGCCGACGGCAAGATCGCCGAGGATAAGATCCGCCCGATTTGGTTGGATGACGAGCTGTATACCATCCATGCTGACGTTGACATTGCCGGCATGAAGGCTACTCTCCAGGGCACCAACACTTCCGCCAATTTCGGCGAGAATTACATTTATGCAGAAGCCGTGATTCAGTCTCTGCTGTATGCTCGTGAGAAGTATAAGGGTTCCGGCACTCCCGACTTCTACTGCACGCCCCATTTGGTCAATGTCATGCTGCTTGCCCGTGACCTGAATGGCCGCCGCATCTATGACAAGGTCAGCGATCTGGCTGCGGCTTTGAATGTTGGACAGATCATCACCGCCGAACAGTTCGAGGGTAAGACTCGTACTACCACAGACAGCAAGACCAAGAAGCTTCTGGGTCTGATGGTCAATCTGGCTGATTATTCTCTGGGCGCTACCAAGGGCGGCGAAATCACTCACTTCACCGATTTCGATATCGACTTCAACCAGGAGAAGAGCCTGCTGGAGACTCGTTGCTCCGGCGCCAACACTCGTGTCATGTCTGCTATCGCTCTGGAAGAGGATGTCACTGCCAATATTGGCGGCTAAATTCAGCGAGGAGTGAAAATTCAAAATGGCTAAATTTTATGGAGTAATCGGCTACGCTGTAACAGAAGAGACTAAGCCGGGCGTTTGGGCAGAGAAGATCATCGAGCGTATGTACTATGGCGATTTAACCCGTAACACCCGTAGGCTTCAGTCTGCGGAACAACTCAACGACAACATCAATGTTGCGAATGAGATCAGTATCGTAGCCGATCCATTTGCCAATGAGAACTTTCATTCGATGAGGTATGTTGAGTTTATGGGTGCTAAATGGAAAGTCATAAGTGTCGAAGTTCAGTACCCAAGACTTATACTGACTATGGGAGGTGTATACAATGGCGAGCAGGCTTAATCTGCAAACTTTCCTGGAAGAAATCCTTGAAAGCAGAAATGTGTATTTTCAACCTCCTGAGTCGGTAAAAATGAAATACCCCGCTATCGTTTATGCACTTGATGATATCGAAAATGTGCACGCCGATAACGGGGTTTATTCATCTCACAGGCACTATTCGGTCACAGTCATTGACTCTGATCCGGATAGTGAGCTTGTCGGTAAGGTGGTTGCTATACCTACCTGCCGATTCGAACGATATTATACAAGCGAGAATCTGAATCACTGGAATTTCTCGCTCTATTTCTGATAAGGAGGAATATCTTTATGTCCAAAATCATTTGGGATAAAACTGGTGAACGCCTGTATGAAACTGGCTGTGACCATGGCGTTCTCTATCCGATGCAGCCCGGCGGCGTTTACAACAAGGGCGTTGCATGGAATGGTCTGACTGCCGTTACCGAGAGTCCTTCCGGTGCTGAGGCTTCCCCGATTTACGCCGATAACATCAAGTATGTGAACCTGGTTTCCAACGAGGAGTTCGGCGCTACCGTCGAGGCATATATGTACCCCGATGAGTTTGCTGAGTGCGATGGTTCTGTTGAGATCATGCCTGGTATGTATGCCGGTCAGCAGTCTCGTAAGACTTTCGGTTTGGCATATCGCACCATTCTGGGCAATGATACCGATCTGAACGATTACGGCTACAAGCTGCATCTGGTCTACGGCTGTCTGGCTGCTCCTTCCGAGAAGGGTTACAGTACGGTCAACGACAGCCCTGAGGCGGCTACTCTGTCCTGGGAGATCAGCACTACTCCTGTCTCCATCAACAAGCTGGTCAACGGTAAGAAGCTGAAGCCGACTGCTACGCTGACCTTTGATTCCACTAAGTTCAGTGCCGAGTTCATGACCCAGCTGGAAGAAATCCTGTATGGTAAGGACCCGACTACCACTGGCGGTAACGATGGTGTCGAGCCTCGCCTGCCTCTGCCCGATGAGATTATTGAACTGTTCGATAAGACTCAGAATCCGGAGGGCTAATCTCTAAAATCATGGAGCCGTATTCAGGTAAGCTGGCGGCTCCAACTTTTTTAATTTGAAAGGAGAAAATTTCAATGACTAAGGAAACTATCACTTATACCGATCTGAACGGTGTTCAGAGAACCGAAGATTTTTACTTCGACCTGTCTAAGCCTGAAATCGTAAAGATGCAGGCGAGCGCTAAAGGTGGCTACGATGTTCAGCTTAAGAGTATCGCTGCCAGTCCGAATGGTGCGCTTATTATGGAGTTCTTCGAGAACTTTATTAAGACCGCTTATGGTGAGAAGAGCGATGATGGCAGACGCTTCATGAAGTCCGAGGAGATTTCCAGAAGCTTTATGGAAACTCCCGCTTACGAGGTACTGTTCGAAAAGCTCGTCACCGATGCCGGTGCTGCATCCGAATTTGTAAATCGTGTGATGCGTGCTAACGGCAATAAGCAGGCTGCACCCATCGCATCTAATTAAAGAAAGCTCGGAGGACTAAGGAATGCTGAAAATTACTGTGCCGGCTGCCGAGTTTTGGGATGAAATTCACGAGGAATTTATCTACAAGAAAGAGCAGACTTTGCAGTTGGAGCATTCCTTAGTCTCTCTTTCAAAATGGGAAAGTAAATGGAACAAGGCATTTCTCGGTAAGCAAGAAAAAACTGATGAGGAGATTCTTGATTATGTACGATGCATGACTTTGACCCAGAATATCGATCCCGAAGTATATACTCGGCTGTCTGCTGAAAACTATGCCGCCATCAATGCGTATATCGAGGCACCAATGACTGCAACTTGTCTCATTGAAGATAAGCAAGCCAGAGGTCACAAGGAAACGGTTACATCTGAGCTTATTTATTACTGGATGATTTCTTATAACATTCCTGTAGAGTTTCAAAAATGGCATTTGAATAGGCTGTTGACTCTCATACGGGTGTGCAATGTCAAGAATTCTCCACCTAAGCGAAGAAGCAAGCGTGAAATGTGGAATCGGAATGCAGCCATCAATGCCGCCAATCGAAAACGCTTTGGTTCTAAGGGGTGATTGAATGAACAGACGATGCCGAAAATGCCTGTTAAGGCGAGTTTGCCATAAAAAGCAGCCTTACAATAACTGGCTTAAAACTTTTACCAAAAAAGCAGTAGCAATCATTCTGGTGGTTTCTCTGGTTGATTTGCAACTGTCTTATGTGCTTGCATTTATGGGGCAAGTACAAATTGCGGAATCGCTTTCCAGCACAATAGCGTCGACCGTTGTCGGGGTTATGCTTGGCTACTTCTTCAAAGCCCTTTTCGAAACATTCTTCGAAAGGCGTGAAGAACGGCTCAAGCAGGAAAGTGAACCGGAAGAAAATACGAATTATGAGGAGGTTTAGTTATGCCTATCAGTTTTTTGACTACAGCACTGTTGATCGTATCTGTTATCACAAATCTGACAGTGGAGGGCATTAAGAAGTTGCTTGATGGAACGAAGGTCAAGTATTCTTCCAATGTTCTTGCGGCTATTTTATCCGTCCTGATCGCCTGTGCTGTCAGTGTAATTTACCTTATCATGACTGACACCGTCTTCACCATGAAGATCGGAGTTGAGATCGTTGTTCTGATGTATCTGGGCTTCTTGATCTCTACGGTTGGCTATGACAAGGTGATTCAGATGTTGAAGCAGATTCAAAGCGTGAAGGAGGAAACAAAAAATGAGTAACAGTCCTCTGGTATCCTATACCAAGTTGAGCCCGAATCATTCCGGGCAGAGAACTCATGCCGTTGACCGTATTACACCTCATTGCGTAGTCGGTCAGTGCTCGGTAGAAACCCTGGGCAATATTTTTGCTCCGACTTCCCGGCAGGCTTCTTGTCAGTACGGTATCGGTGTAGACGGTCGAGTAGGTATGTATGTGGAGGAGAAGAATCGTTCCTGGTGTTCTTCTTCCAATGCTAACGACCAGCGTGCGATTACAATCGAGTGCGCCAGTGATGCTACACACCCCTATGCATTCAATTATGTTGTGTATGCCAAGCTGATCGAGCTTTGTGCGGACATTTGCAAGCGTTATGGAAAGACCAAGTTGCTGTGGCTCGGTGATAAGACAAAGACTCTGAACTATGAGCCTGCTTCCAATGAAATGGTTCTGACTGTACATCGTTGGTTTGCCAATAAGAGCTGTCCGGGTGACTGGATGTATGCTCGAATGGGTGATCTTGCATCCAAAGTTACAGCGAAGCTCGGAGGTTCTACCGGTGGAAATGATAAGCCGGTCGATAACCAGGTGCTTTATCGGGTTCAGACTGGAGCTTTTGTCAATAAAGCAAATGCTGACGCAATGCTTCAGAAAGTAAACGCCGCCGGTTTCGATACTTACATGGTCAAGGTCGATAACCTTTACAAGATTCAGGTCGGTGCTTTCAGCAAGAAAGCGAATGCCGATGCAATGGCTGCAAGGCTGAAAGCTGCTGGATTCGATACTTATGTAACAACCAAAAGCGGGACGGCGGTTTCGGCATCTTCAGCCAAGAAAAGCACTGACCAGGTTGCCCGTGAAGTGATTCAGGGGTTGTGGGGTAACGGCGCTGATAGAACTAATCGTCTGAAGGTGGCTGGTTACGATCCTTCCGTGATACAGAATCGGGTTAATCAGCTTCTTAAATAAGGAGGTCCGTGAATGATAAGGTTCAGTCACAAGGGAGACTTCTCTAAAGTTACACGCTTTTTGGAGAGGGCAAAGGAAGTGGTCCATCTCGGAGACCTCGACAAGTATGGCCGAGAAGGGGTCGCCGCTCTTGCGTCTGCAACGCCTGTCGATTCCGGTTTGACCGCCAGTTCATGGTATTACGAAATTGTAAACCGAAATGGATCTGCAAAGATTACCTTTTATAACTCAAATATTCAAAATGGGGTTCCGATCGCGATCATCCTGCAATATGGTCACGGAACCCGTAACGGAGGCTGGGTACAGGGGCGAGATTATATCAATCCTGCTATCCAGCCTATTTTTGACAAAATTGCAAATGAAGCATGGAAGGAGGTTACGAAGCTATGAGTAAAACTATCGACGAAAGAGTCGTAGAAATGCGGTTTGACAATAAGCAGTTTGAGAGCAATGTTCAGACCAGTCTGTCCACCATTGAAAAATTAAAAAAGAGTTTGGATATGGATGGAGCTACAAAGGGTCTTGAAAGCATTGACAGTGCTGCTAAGAAAGTCGATATGTCGGGGCTCGGTTCTGCGGTTGAAACAGTAAAGACTCGATTCTCGGCATTGGAGGTCATGGCTGTAACCGCCCTTGCAAATATCACCAACTCAGTCGTTAATACAGGCAAGCAAATGCTCCATTCCTTGACGATCGAGCCCATCAGTCAGGGTTTTGAAGAATACGAGCTGAAGATGGGGTCAATTCAGACCATCATGATGAGTACGGGTGCTTCTCTTGAAGAGGTAAATAAATATCTCCAAGAACTCAACACCTACTCGGATAAGACCATCTACTCGTTCCAGGACATGACTTCCAACATCGGTAAATTCACCAATGCGGGCGTAGGACTTGAGGATGCAGTTATGGCTATCCAGGGTGTCTCGAATGTTGCCGCCGTTTCCGGTGCCAATGCAAATGAGGCGTCCCGTGCCATGTATAATTTTGCTCAGGCTTTGTCTGCCGGTTATGTTAAGCTGATCGACTGGAAATCTATTGAGAACGCTAACATGGCAACTGTTGAATTTAAGACACAGCTTCTTGAATCGGCTGTTGCCTGCGGTACATTAACCAAGACTGCTGACGGAATGTACAAAACAGTCAAGGGTAATGTCATCGATGCTACACATGGCTTCAATGATTCTTTGCAGGATCAGTGGATGACTACAGAAGCTCTTGTTAGCACTCTTCGTGATTACGCCGATGAGACAACAGAAATCGGCGCAAAAGCATTTGCCGCAGCGCAGGATGTTAAGACATTCTCCCAGTTGATGGACACTCTGAAAGAAGCCGTAGGCTCCGGATGGGCAAACACATGGGAAATCCTGTTTGGTGATTTTGAGGAAGCCAAAGAACTTTGGACTGGACTCAGTCAGGTTATCGGTGGATTTATCGATGCCCAAGCGGATGCTCGCAATGAGATGTTGCAAGGGTGGAAAGATCTTGGCGGAAGAACCAAACTGATTGAGGCACTTAAAAATGCTTTTGAAGGCGTTCAGAGTGTTATCAAACCGATCTATGAGGCATTCCGTGAGATATTTCCTCCCACCACAGCCCAGCAGCTTTATGATATTACTGAGAATTTGCGAAAATTCACAGCAAATTTGAAGCTCAGTGATACAGCTTCGGCTAATCTAAAATCCACTTTCAAAGGCTTGTTTGCGATCTTGGACATCATTAAACAAGCCTTTTCTGCTATATTTACGGCAATTAAACCGTTGTTTGGCGGGTTTGGAACACTCGGAGATGGAATTCTTGGTTTCACTGGCGGGATTGGCGATGCTATTGTTGCGTTTGATGAGTTTATCAAAACCAGCGGAGCATTCCAGAAAGTCGGTGAGGGTATTGCTACGGTCATACAGACAATTATGACAGCTTTATCCACGCTGAAGAACAAGATCAAAGAGAAATTCGAATCCGCCAATTTCGAATTGTTTCATTCTCTGCTTGAGCGAATTCATGAGAGGATGACTCAAGTCGGAGAAGCAGCCGGTGAGATGAAATCTGGGGTTATCGTCGCCTTTGAGGTCATTGGTGAAGCTCTTGCTAATTGCCAATTTGTTCAGCTTCTCTCTGCTGTGTGGAACGCCGTTAAGACAATCGGAAGTGGCATCGTTAAAATACTTGGCGAACTCGGCAGTTCTTTAGCAAAGAATCTCGGTGAAGCTAATTTCAGCGGAATTATTGATCTGCTGAATGGTATCTCGTTCGGTGCTATTGCTGTCGGTATCACAAAGTTTGTCGGCACCTTCCGAAAAGCTATTGAAGATATCGGCAGTTTCAAGGAATCTTTTATCGGAATTCTTGACAGTGTTCGAGGATGCTTTGAAGCTTACCAGACTCAGTTGCAGGCTGGTACATTGCTGAAGATCGCGTCTGCTATTGCTATTCTTACTGCATCTTTGATTGCGCTTAGTCTTGTGGACAGCGAAAAGCTGAATGTAGCCCTTGGAGCAATCACTGTGCTATTCGCTGAACTTCTTGCTTCGATGGCTGTATTCAACAAAATCAGCGGTCAGGCAACTGGTGTGATGAAGAGTGTAACTGCTATGCTCGGAATTGCTACGGCAGTGCTGATTTTAGCGAGCGCACTTAAAAAGATTGCTGATCTGGATGCAAAGCAGCTTACTACTGGTCTGATTGGCGTTGCAGGTTTGACGGCTATGATGGTTGCCGCAGCCAAAGCTATGAGTTCCAACAGTAAAACCATCATCAAGGGTGCTACTCAAATGGTGATCTTTGCAGCCGCAATCAAGATTCTTGCTTCTGTTTGTGAGCAACTTGCTAAATTAGACTGGAACCAACTTGCGAAAGGTCTTGTCGGCGTTGGTGTATTGCTTGCCGAGGTTTCTCTGTTCCTGAGAACCGCAAAATTCAGCGGTAAATCCATTACTACGGCTACAGGTATTGTAATTCTTTCAGCAGCAATCAAGGTGTTGGCCTCTGCCTGCAAAGATTTCGGCGAAATGAAATGGGAAGACATCGGTAAGGGGCTTGCTTCTATTGCTGTTCTTCTTGCCGAGATCACTGCATTCACAAAACTTACCGGAAATGCTCAAAATGTCATTTCTACCGGTGTGGCGTTAATCGCCATTGCCGCCGCTATGAAAATCCTTGCCTCTGCGGTTAAGGATTTCTCAACCATGCAGTGGGGTGAGATCGCTCGTGGTCTGACTGCTATGGCGGGAGCACTTGCCGCTATCACCGTGGCGGTTAAATTCATGCCGAATAATATGGCTGGTATTGGTGCCGGTTTGGTAATTGTTTCTGCGGCGCTTGTCGTTCTTTCAACCGCCCTTGAGAAAATGGGGAATCTAAGTTGGGAGCAGGTAGCAAAGGGTCTTATCACTCTCGGCGGAGCAATGACTATTCTTGCCATCGGGTTAAATACCATGACAGGTACTCTTGCCGGTTCTGCGGCTCTGCTTGTTGCTGCGAGTGCACTTTTGGTACTCACCCCTGTATTGGCTATTCTCGGCGCTATGAGCTGGAGTTCCATCGTGAAAGGTCTCGTTACCCTGGCAGGTGCATTTGTTATCCTCGGTGTTGCAGGTGCTGTATTGACTCCGTTGGTTCCTTCCATTCTCGCTTTGAGTGGCTCGCTGGCACTAATCGGGGTAGCAGTTGTCGGTATTGGTGCCGGGCTTGCTCTGGCAGGTGCCGGTTTGTCCGCCTTGGCAGTAGGCTTAACAGCTCTTGCTGCTGCGGGGACTGCCGGTGCTACAGCCATCGTCGCTTCTTTGACTGTTATCATCACTGGTGTCGCAGCCCTTATTCCTGCAATTGTAGCCAAGATCGGTGAGGCAATTGTCGAATTCTGCAAAGTTATCGCTGATAGTGCAGGAGCCATTGGTGAAGCAGTCAAGGCAGTTGTCCTTATGCTGGTGGATGTACTTGTTGAGTGCGTTCCCGCTATCGCTGATGGGGCATTGAAGCTCATTGCAGGTGTTCTTGAAGCGTTGGTAGAATATACCCCGTCTATCGTTGATTCCATCTTCCAATTCCTTATCGCAGTTCTTGAGGGTGTCGCTAAGAATCTTCCCAGTTTGATTCAGGCTGCGGTGGATGTATTGATGGCGTTCTTCTCAGGCATTGTGGATGCACTTAAGGGCATCGATACAGAAACTCTTCTTCAGGGAATTGCCGGTATTGGTCTGCTTGCCGCAATTATGGCTGCTTTGAGCGCAGTAGCTGCTCTTGTTCCGGGCGCCATGCTGGGTGTTCTCGGTATGGGTGCTGTCATCGCTGAGCTTGCTCTTGTACTTGCGGCGGTCGGTGCCCTGGCACAAATTCCTGGCTTGAACTGGCTTATCAATGAAGGCGGTAATCTGCTTCAGGGAATTGGTACGGCAATCGGTAAATTTGTTGGCGGTATCGTCGGCGGTTTTATGAGTGGCGTATCCAGTCAATTCCCGCAAATTGGTTCTGACCTTTCCGGGTTTATGACCAATGTCCAGCCGTTCCTTGACGGTGCAGCTTCCATAGATCCGGCTATGCTGGACGGTGTTAAAGCTCTTGCAGAAACGATTCTTATCCTGACAGCCGCAAATATTTTGGATGGACTGACCTCGTGGTTCACCGGCGGAAGCTCACTCTCCGGCTTTGCTGAAGAGATGGTTCCGTTTGGAAAAGCTATGAAGCAATTCTCTGATGAAATCAGCGGTATTGATGGAGAAGCAGTTTCCAATGCTGCAATCGCAGGTAAGACTCTTGCGGAGATGGCTGATACACTTCCTAATACTGGCGGTGTCGTTGGTTTCTTTGCCGGAGAGAACGATATGAATGCCTTCGGTGAACAGCTTATCCCATTTGGTCGTGCCATGCGTAACTTTGCAAACGAGGTCGCTGGAATTGACGCCAGTGTTATTACTGAAGCAGCTACCGCTGGTAAGGCACTTGCAGAGATGGCAAGCACCGTTCCGAACAGCGGCGGCGTAGTTGGCTTCTTTGCTGGTGAAAACGATATGGATGACTTTGGCGAACAGCTTGTTCCTTTCGGCAGAGCAATGAAGAATTTCTCTGATGCCGTTTCCGGACTGAAAGCCGATGTCATTCAAAATAGCGTTACCGCAGGACAGGCTTTGCTTGAGCTTGCGAATACAGTACCGAATACGGGCGGTGTTGTATCCTGGTTTACGGGTGACAATGACCTTGAAACCTTCGGAGAGCAGCTTGTCCCGTTTGGTACAGCAATGAAAAACTATTCTTTGGCCGTTACAGGATTGGATGCATCTGTCGTCACAAACTCTGCAAATGCAGCTAAAGCTCTGGTCGAGCTTTCAAACAATTTGCCGAATAGCGGCGGTATCGTATCCTGGTTTACGGGCGATAACGATATTGCAAGCTTCGGTGAGCAGCTGGTATCTTTCGGTCAGTCATTTGCTGCGTACTACAACAGTGTCAGCGGAGTAGATGTGGCTAAGTTAAGTGGTGTGGTTGTTGAGTTCAGAAATCTTGTGGATTTGGCAAACGGCATTAAGAACGTTGATACAAGTGGAATGTCCACCTTTGCTCAGAATCTTACGAATTTGGGTAATGCAGGTATCGATGGCTTTATCAATGCCTTTACAAATGCTAATTCCCGTGTAAGCACAGCCGCAAACACAATGGTCACTACATTTATCAACGCCGCCAAAGCACAGCAAGGAAATTTGGCAAGCACTTTCACCACCATGATTAACGGTATTGTCACTACTTTTACAAGCAAGTACAGTCAGTTCACAGTTATGGGGCAGACGATGATGACCAACTTTATCTCTGGTATTCGTACCGGCGACGCATCTGCCCGGTCGGCATTTGTCACTATTGTATCCGGTTGTCTGACAGCAATCCGAAATAAGTTCTACGAGTTTAACACCGTTGGACAGACTACGATGACAAACCTCATTGCTGGCATCCGAACAAAGAACCAGCTTGCGAAAGACGCCTTTGTTCAGATCATTAACAGTTGTCTGACAGCAATCCGAAATAAGTATACTGACTTCTACAATGCTGGTAAATATCTTGTCGAGGGTTTTGCTAAGGGTATTGACGAGTATACCTGGTACGCAGAAGCACGAGCCAGAGCAATGGCAAGAGCTGCTGCACAGGCTGCGGAAGCTGAGCTCGACATCAACTCACCATCTAAAGTTGGCTATCGAATTGGCGGATTCTTTGGTATGGGATTTGTCAATTCTTTGATCGACTACACCGATAAGTCTTACGATGCCGGTGCATCTGTTGCAAAGTCGGCTAAGGAAGGACTCCGCAACGCAGTTTCTAAGATTGGTGATTTCATCGAAAACGGAATTGACTCTCAACCGACGATTCGACCGCTGCTTGATCTGTCTGATGTAACGGAGGGTGCTGGTAGACTATCGGCACTTCTGAGTCGAAATCAGGCAATGAAGATCAGTGCAGGTATGGAGCGTGATGGTGCAAGTGTCGTTCAAAATGGCGGTACTACACCTGCCTCTGGAAACAACTACAATTTCACACAAAACAACTATTCGCCTAAGGCACTGTCGAGGATTGACATTTATCGTCAGACGAAGAACCAGTTCTCGGCGTTGAAAGGATTGGTGGAAACATGATTCACTCATTTGCTATCACCAATTACTTAGGTGATAGGATCAAACTTGACTTGAGGGAGCCTGAGGTTTCGGGCTTCCTCATCAAGTCTGTAACCGGCTTAGGTCCGGTCAAAGCAACTGTCAACACGACGGAAGTCGTCACTAATGATGGCTCTATGTTTAACTCCGCAAGATTGAGTCAGCGGAACATTGTTTTCCAGATTGTATTTGTTGATACGGTTTACGGAGAAACCATTGAGGATGTGCGACAGAAATCCTACAAATACTTTCCGGCAAAGAAAAATGTTGAGATCATTATTGAAACCGATAACCGATATGTACGAACAAACGGTTATGTGGAATCGAACGAACCAAATATTTTCAGCTCACAGGAAGGAACATCAATCTCGATCATTTGCCCTGACCCGTTCTTCTATTCAGCCGGTGAGGATGGAAACAATGTAACGGATTTCTACAGTATTGACCCGATGTTCGAGTTTCCGTTCTCGAATGAGTCTCTGACGGAACCGCTGCTTGTATTTGGCGAAATCCAAATCAAGACGGAGGGAGTCATCACTTACTATGGCGATGCTGAAATTGGCGTAACGATCTATATCCATGCAATCGGACCGGCAAGTAACATCAATATCTACAATACGGAAACCAGAGAAGTCATGAAGATCGATACCGTGAAGCTCCAAAAGCTCACGGGAAAGGGCGTTGTTGCAAGTGACGATATTGTCATTAACACCTCAAAGGGCGATAAGAGCATTACCTTGATTCGTGAAGGCGTTTCTTACAATATTCTGAACTGTCTGGATAAGAACACCGACTGGTTCACGCTGGCAAAGGGCGATAACATTTTTGCCTTTACTGCTGACAGCGGTGTTACGAATCTTCAGTTCAGGATCGAAAACAAAGTCATCTATGAGGGGGTATAACTATGGAGCTTTTGGTCTTAAACACCGATTTCGAGTCCGTAGCCGTCATAGATACTTATGAATCCATGATATGGACTGACCGGTATAATTCGTATGGAGATTTCGAGATATTCTTCGCTATGGATACACAACTCTTGCAGTATTTGAAAGAGGATTACTATCTGTGGCTGAAGGATTCGGAGCACTGTATGATTATCGAGGACATCAAGATCAATGCCGACACAGAAGAAGGAAATCATCTTATTGTCACAGGCAGATCGTTGGAGTCTATTCTTGAACGCCGCATCATCTGGGGACAGCGAATCTTTAATGGAAATCTTCAAAATGGCATCCAGACGATGTTGAATGAGTGCATCATTTCACCGTCTATTGCCGATCGAAAGATTTCTAACTTTGTGTTCGTGCCTTCTACTGACCCTAAAATCACAAGTCTGAAAATCGACAACCAATACACAGGTGACTGCCTGTACGATGTCGTAAAAGGACTTTGTGAGGAAAACAATATAGGGTTCAAGATCGTACTGACAGATGAAAACAAGTTTGCATTCAGTCTGTATGCCGGCGTTGATCGTTCTTATGAGCAGACAGAAAATCCGTATGTTGTTTTCTCTCCAAACTTTGAGAACATCATCAACAGCAACTATTATTCATCCAGAGCGAGTTTTCGAAATGTGACTCTGGTCGCAGGAGAAGGTGAAGGAGCGTCAAGGCGAACTGTTATCGTTGGCTCAGCCTCCGGACTTGACCGGCGTGAGCTTTTCACAGATGCTCGTGACATCTCATCCGATACTGAGGATGGAACACTTTCTGATGCGGAATACATGGCACAGCTTCAGACAAAGGGCTTGAAGAACCTGGCCGACCATATTGTAACCACTGCATTCGAAGGAGAGGTTGAAGTCACTCGCCTGTTCAAGTACGGCGAAGACTTCTTTATCGGAGACATCGTTCAAATCGCCAATGAATATGGCAATGAGGGATCGGCTTACATTTCAGAGCTGGTCATCTCAAACAGTGAGGAAGGATTATCGATTTATCCGACCTTCAAAACTATTTCAAAGTAAGGAGGGAGAAACTGAATGAGCGTATCAAGCGGATTTTTCAATTCACTTAACGGCGACCGCAAATACAATGCTGCACAGATGTCGGCTATCTTTGACGGACTCATCA